CGACGTCTTCGCCTTGGGGGCATCGACCACCTCGAACCCGATGTCGAGGATGGGCAGCAGCTCGGCTGCGGTCGCATCATCGACTTCCACGACGCTGTCGGGCGTCTCCCACTGGAGCTCGCCGTAGGACGTGGGGGTGACGGAGGCGCGCAGGAAGGGCATGGGGTGTGCTCCTTGCGAGAGGGCACCCGCGTCCCGCCGCCGACCCGGAGGAGAGGGCCAGCGGCAGGACGCAGAGTGCGGATCCCGTCGACTCAGAGAGCCGCCGAGACGTTGCGGAGACGGGCACCGAACTCCGGGGCCCGGACGGCCAGCGCCGTGTCGGCCACGAGGGCGAACGGCAGGGCGTCGGGCTGGAGCACGGTCGGGGCCAGCGTGATGGGCTGGATGTTCCGCACGTACGGACGGACGATGTTGTCCCGGTTCCGGCTGATGAGGTAGACGTCCTCACCACCGGCCCACCGCGGCACCTCGCCGGCGTTGGTGCCGACGTAGGCGGTCGGGGTGACCACCGGGGTGACGCTCCCGCCGCTGGCCTCGGGGATGAGGGCAGCGCCGGTGTCCACGATGGACGTGGCGTACACCGGGGTGATGCCGTCGGCGGCCGTGGTGACCACCGCGTCCACGACGCCGAGCAGCGTCTCCGAGTTGGCCGACCCGCCGACCGCCGTCCGGTACACCTTGTACAGGATCGGGGCCGAGCTCTGGTAGCCGCCCGTGGTCGGGGCCGTGAAGGACAGGGTCACGATGGACGACCCGCCCGACACCGTCGCCGACACCTCGGACGCCTGCGGCTGGGCTTCACCCATCCGGGCGAACACCGGGGCCACGTAGTACTTGTACGTGCCCGCGGCGAGCGAGCCGCCCGAGTTGGTGGGCGTGCCGGTGACGGCCGGCATCACAACGCCCCGGCTCCCCAGGAAGGAAGAGGGGACGAGCGGGATGTTCCGGTAGGACGGCACGTTGAGGCCGGGGGCCAGCGAGACGTCGGTCTGCCCGTTGCCCAGGAACCGCTGCTGCTGGGTCAGCAGGGCGCCGATGGACGAGATGATGGCCGTCGAGGCCACGATCATCCAGTCCTGGCCGACGACCGGCATGGCCGCGTTGGCCTGCACCAGCTCGATGAGCTTGTTGAGGTGCGACAGCGTGATGGACGCGGCGACGGCCGAGGACGACTCGTCCAGCGAGTTCACCGGGATGCTGCCACCCGTGGAGAACTGGCTGATCTGGGTGTCGAGGCCGTTGAACTGCGGCCAGGGGCCGTTGGCGGTGGCCGCCTCGTTGCCCCAGCAGATGCCCGTCTCGATGTCCCAGGTGAGCCCGGTCACGGCCGACTCGATCTCCTGGCGCTGCAGGTCACCGATGACGGCCCGGGTGACCTCCTGGCTGAACCCGGTCACGGCACCGACTGCCTGGAGCAGCTTGATGTTGACCGGGGTCTGCGCGTAGGTCGAGGTGCCCACGGGTCGAGCGCCACCGTCGGTGACGAACCCGCCGGGGACCTTGGTCTGCCGGGTGTTGAAGTTGTAGACGTTCGACCCGATCTGGAGGGACGGCAGGGCCACGAGCAGTGGCGCGTACCGGCGCTGCAGATCGAACAGCAGCGGGTCGATCTCCTTGGCGATGAGGGCCGTCGCATTGGCTGCGGTGAGGGCCTCCTCGAGTTCGGTACCCATCGGGTACTCCTTTCAGGGCGCGAACGCCCAGAGGGGACGGCACAGGGCCGTCGAGAAGCGGGTGTGGAGGGTCAGACGGCCGGGCGGGCGAGCACCGCGCTCCACGCATCCCGTGCGTAGGCGTTGCGCTCGTCGTCGGACATCTCGTGGAGGGGCTTCGGGGCGCCGGACTCGTCGGTGGGACGGGTCACGCCCTTGCGGCCTCCGGTACGCACCAGCTCGATGGCCTCCTTGGTCAGCTCCGCCTTCATCTGGCCGGCCGCTTCCTTGACGGCCTGCTCGGCCATCTCGCGTGCCTGCTCGGCGGTGTACACCGGGGCGTCGGTGGGGGGTGCGGTCGTGGGCGCAGCCTCGGCTGCGGGAGCGGTCACCGTCTCGGCGGCCGGCCGCAAGCGAGCGGCGAGGGCGTCGAGGTCGGCGTCCGTGAAGTTGCGCTCCGCGGCGGGAGCGGGAGCCTCCGGGGCCGCCTCGGCGGCGGGAGCCTCGGGAGCGGCCTCCGGAGCGGCAGGCGTGGCCGGAGCAGCCTCGGCGGCTGCGGCGGGCGGCGTGCCTCCGTGCGGGTTGGGGGCGCTCGTGGTCACGCCGGCGAACTCCGCCGGAGGGGCCTCGGGAGTTGCGGTCATGGAGCTATCTCCTTCGGTTGGGCCCGAGCCAGGCTCGGGAGAATCGGGGACACCAGGAGCTGTCTCCATGGCGTCGTCGTCGGGCTGGACGGCCTCGGGAACCGGCAGGGCGGTACCGCAGGCCGAACAGAACAGATCGCCGATCTCGCAGCCGAGGCCGCAGGATGGGCAGATGGGGGCGCTGGGAGCGGCCACCTCGGAGTCGGTGTCGATGTCCCCGTCGTTGTCGGGGTCGAGGGTCACCATGGCCGCCTGGGCTGCAGCGGCCACCCGCTGGCCCACGATGGCGAGGTCGGCGGGATCGGTCGTGTACCCGGTGACGCGGACGTCACCCTGGCCGTTGTCCAGGTAGGAGGAGGCGAACGCCTCCAACACCTCGGTGATCTCGGCCGCGAGGTGCCGGCTCTCCTGGGCGATGTCGATGCCGAAGGACTTGGCCGCCTTCTTGATCTTCCCCTTGATGCGGGAGAGCTGGGCCGCCGTGTAGGGCTTCTGGTTGTCCGCCTGGTTGATGTAGGACCAGGCCGCCCGAACCTTCTTGGCCGTGTCCAGCGGGTACCGCTTCTTCCCGTCCTTCTGGTAGCCGGGGTCGGCGTAGTTGCTGCCCGGGGTCGGCTTGGGGGCCTCGGTGACGGTCACGGTGGCGCTCTCCACGTTCTCGATGACGACCTGGTGGTCCCCGGCGCTCTCGGCGACGGCCGCCAGGATGCGGGCTCCCTCGACGCCGGGATTGGTCACGAAGTCGAGGCCGTCGATCTCGAGGTCGTCGGCCGTCTCGTGGCCTTCGGCGTCCTCGGTCGGCGTCCCCACCCACCAGCCCCGGATGGACACGGTGCTGAGGTAGGGGTTCTCGGCGGTCGTGAGGGCCGCCACGTCGTGCCCGGCCTGGGTGTCGGCCACGTCCGCCTCGTAGCGGAGCTCGCCGTCCTCACCGAGCGACACGCTGGTGAGGCGGGCGGCCACGTTCGTCACGTCCATGTCCGACCCGGACGCCGGGTGGAGGGTCCGCATGACCACCGGGCGTCCCTGGGGATCGGACAGCCGGGCGTTCAGGCGCTGGTAGGCCCGGCCGATGTTCTCGGTCGTGTACCGGCGGCCGTTCTTCGACACGCACGGTCGGATGGCCACGCCGCTGAGACGGGCGATGCGGTTCTTCATGCGTCCACCAACTCCTGCGCCGGCACGGCCTCGAGGTAGCACCGACAGTTGAAGTGCAGCGGCGGCCCATCAGGGAGCGCTGTTGACGAGTAGGGCCCCTCGATCTCGGCGTCCTCGCACTCGGGGCACGGATCGGCGGCGGTGACCCAGGCGAACCAGGATCCCGGCGTCTGGGAGAGGGTCGTGCTGATGAAGGCCGAGGTGACGGCCTGGTGCAGGAGATCGGCGTAGGCCCGGGTGGCCCGGTCGGTGTCGACCAGCGACGCCTTGACCGCCCGGACGGCTGTGTCGACGTCGGCGCCGTCACCGGCGGCCAGAGCGGCGCCCATCGCCACGGTCTGGAGCTCGAGGTCCGTCCAGCCGCCCGTTGAGGCTTCGGCCACGTTCGGGGGGAGCGTCAGGAGCGCCGCAGCGGTGAGGCCAGCGACCTTCGCCGCCACCGGGGCACCCCCCTGCTCGGGGGTCGCCTGGGCTTCCGCCATCCCGTAGGCCGAGGCATGCGCCCAGCCGTCGGCGTTCGCCTGGTCGATCGCTGCCCGGTGCGGGTCGACCGCCGGACGGATGGCGTTGTACGCCTGACCGGCGACGGCCTTGCGGGCCAGGGCGGTCGACTGCTGAAGGGCATGCTGCTGCGACGCCGCCCTGACCAGGGACTTCGACAGGGCCGTGGTGTCGACCCGCTTCAGCCCAGCCGTCAGCGCGGTGGCGAGGGGGGCGGCGAGGGTGTCGTACAGACCCCGCATCGCCTTCTCCCGCTTGGCCCGCTTGCCCTCCTTGCGGCCCGCTTCGATGACCAGCGGCCCCAGCTGGGGTGAGTCGTGCTCGAGGGCCATGCGCTGGGCCGCGATGCACGCGGCCTGAGCCCGGGGAGGGATCGGGAACGTGCCGTCCTCGGCGTACCCGAGGGCGAACGCGGAGCGAGCCCAGACGGCGGGCGAGGCGGTCACGCCCGGAGGCGGATCTTGCGGACCCTGAGCCGGCGGACGGTCGACTTGCCCTTCAGCCCCTTGACGGCCAGCCGGCGCGCCGCCTCGACACGCTTGGCCTCGGTGCGGATGGAGGCGGAGGTGCGGGCCATGGGGTGCTCCTATCCGATGTACTTCGGGATGAAGGGCCACGCCCGGGCGGCGGTGAGTGGGCCCGTCTCCTCGTCGGATTCGGGCTCGTCCGTCAGACCCTCTCGAGCTCCCGGAGCGCCTTCTTTCGACGGTGCTGGAAGTCGCGGTTCCATGCCTCGATCAGCGCTGCTTCCTCGTCCTCGGGTGACCGGGGCGGCCGGCGCAGGGCGGACTGGCCGCCTTGGTGACCGTCGCCTTCGACAGGGCCGCCAGGTCGCTCCAGAGCACCAGGTTCTGGCGGTCGACCAGGACGGGGTCATCTCCGCCTTCGACTTCGTCCTCGTCGATCTCCCGGCGGTACCGGTTGAGCGTCCAGGAGCCGTTGCGGAGCCGCTGGTCCCGGATGTTCTCGATGACCTCGTCGTCCCGCCAGTCGACCTCGCCGAACTTCAGCGACCAGTTGGTCACCCCGAAGGCCAGGAAGGCGAGGCCGTAGTTGAAGACCTCGAGCACGAGCTCGGCGAGAGGCCCGCAGGTGTTCACCCGGAAGGTCTTGTCGGCGGCCGTGCCCTCGCCCGTGCCGCCCAGCTGGCCCGGCTCGGCGATGGACAGCTTGCGGGGCGGGACGCCCATGGAGCCGATGATCTCGTCGCGCTTCTGGTTGAGCGTGCCGACGTACTCGGCCACCTGGTTGACCTTCAGGTCGGCGGCCTTGGCGCCGCCCCGGGTCATGAACGGGTTGCCCACGTTCGCCACACCGATGTTCTTGACCAGCCACTTCTGCCGGTCGACCTCGATGTTGTCCCGGGGGACGGAGTCCGGGTAGTCGAGGTGGACGCGGGGCGGGTCGCCCTTCCGCATCGTCTCCTTCAGGAGGCCGGCGGTGAACAGCCAGGCGGTGATGGGCAGCAGGGCCTTCTGGATGGCGCCGACGCCGTAGACCCCGCCCCGTGGGGAGTCGAGGGTGAAGTGGAGCACCTCGTGCGGCTCGAAGTTGGCCGTGCGGAACGGGTCGAGCTGCTGGGTGTAGCCGGAGACGTTCCCGTGCTCGTCGGCCAGCGGCACCATGGATGGTGAGTCCAGCGAGTAGAGCGCCACCGGGAGCTTCCCCAGGTAGACGATCTCCACGAAGGCGTCGCCGTAGACCAGCAGGTCGGTCACCACGCCCCGGAGCAGCTGGCGCATGTTCTCGCGGGGGTTGACGAAGTCGATCAGGTCCTGGAGGGCCTTGACCTCCGGGGGCTGCTCGTCCTCGGCGATGTCCTCGTCGTCGGGGGTCAGCTCGAGGCCGCCGGCGGTCACCGTCCGGGCGATCACGTCCACGCAGGCGCTGGCCCACGTGCAGCTCATGTACGCGCCGTAGAGCTGGTCGGCGAACTCCTGCCGGGTCGCCCCGCCGGTCGATCCCGGGTTGAACGGGGTCGTGCCGCCGAGGGGGACGTCGGCCAGGTAGCCCTTGGTGGAGGGGACCTGGCGGGCCATGGCGGTGGCCGCCGACTCGGTGACGGGGGACGCACCCTTCCGTTCACCGTAGGAGCGGGGCAGGATCAGCGCTGAGGCTTCGGTCATCCTGATGGCCTCCGGCTCAGACGAACGGGCTGCGGTCCTCGGGGTTCATGGCGTAGGGACCGACCATGGTGTGGAGTGGCCCCCCGTCGATGGCGAGGCCGTGGTCGTCCGGAGCGAAGATGAGTTCGGCCGGGGCGTTGATGAGGCGCAGGGCCGTGAGGGCCCACACCAGGGCGTCGAGGCGGTCGGGTGAGGACTTGTCCTCCGGCGTCCAGGTCGTGAGCTGGTCTTCCAGCTCCGGGAACTCCCCGATGTGGTGGACTCGCCCCTGCTCGTAGAGCGCCGACGCCGGCTCGGCCCGGGTGAGCTTGCCTCGGGTGGCCCGGACGGCCTCGTAGGGGATCCCGGTGCGGATGGCCCGCAGCGTCTCCCCCACCATGTCGCCCCCGTTGTTCACCTCCGCCACGATCCGGTCGGC